TAAAAAGGGAGAAATTAATCTCCCCACTTATTAAATAATGTCATCTGGATGAATTGTATTACTAAAAGGAAAGCATTTTTCTTTAATATGTGCTAATAATTCATTAAAAGACTCATAATTATCATTAACGCAATATACACTTGTTAATGGAGAAATACCATCAATAGATAATGCTAACTCTACCAACTCGTTAATTTTAACATAATTGTTTGTTCCAGTATAGATTAGAATCCAACTTCCTTTATCATCATAATAAGTCATGTCTGGTTCTGACACTCTTATATCTTTATTAATTTCTGACAATTCAATTAAATCACTAACCCAAGTACTCATATCCCATATCCTCTAAATACTTTCTGAAATTCTCTGGGAACTCATCAACAATATCTTCCAACTTACTTACACAAGCATATAGGTTGTTCTGTAATTTCCTTAACTTATTTATCTCTTCTTGGAATACTTCTTTATATTCTGCTAAGATGATTTGTAGCTCTTTTACTGTTGCTAACTCATAAAAATCTTCTGAATAAATATCTGCTGATGTGATACTATTATCACACATATATTCAGAAAAAGAATCATCATGGTCAAAATAATCTTCAATAAATTCTTTTAACTGGTCTTGATAATTATAGGATAAATAAGCAAATAAATCTTCTAATATAGTATCATCTGCTTTTGGTAAGAAATATACTTTGTTTGAATTTCTTCCTGACTTTAATAATACTACCATATCCCAATAATCACAGAAAGTGTATAAGTCGTTATATTGAAAACTGACGAAGTTTTCAAACATATCTCTAAACTCTAATTCTGAAATATCAAAATCATCAATCAAGTTATATGCCATTGGTACTTTGGTAGAGTGTGCTAATAATGCCTCAGACTTAATAATATCATCTAAGATACCCTTAAATTGTTTTCTATTTTCTTCTGTTAGTTCTTTTAGTTCGTTATATAACTGTTCTTTTGTCTTATACATACCATGAATCCTCTCTATTTACTAAACAACTTATTTACATCATACCATAAATTAATACTTAGTGTATTTGTGAAATTATAAAAATCAAATAATAAAGAAACTGCATTATTGAATACTTCTTGTGTGTTTGGCTTTTTTAGTCCCCACAGGTTTAATACATACTTATTTGAATCATCATTTAGATTATCGTATACATATAACGTAACATATCCCTTTTCAATGCTTACTTTAATAGAATAATAATCTTTCGTAAATTCTATTTCTGAGTTTGTTACATTACTAATTACCTTTTCTTCTTTTAACTCTAGTGCTTGGAATTTATTAACTACTTCTTCTAAGACAATACTATAATTTTCAATTGCCTCACAAGTAATTTCCTCTAATTCTGCTATAGCTTCATCTGTAATATCTTCTCTTACAATATCGAACTGAACATCTAAGATATTTAGGTTTTTTAGTGTTCTATTCTCTGTTAATACAAAAGATAGGGGTAATTTATCATGCACATATAACTTATCTTCATTATCATATGAAGTATATCTAATTGTATAGTTTAATTTATCCATTAAAAATTCCTCTCTGCCATAAAGTTAAGTGAATAGGTTCTGAACATTATTTGCAACTTCATGTTCTAACTTACGGATTGCCTCAAAGGTATCCATAACAGCCTTTTCGAGTTTATAGTATATCTTTTCAACATCATACCCCCTAAAATCTTCTTTAAAGGTGATATTTTCTCTCGTTTTCAAGTCTGTAATATATAATTTAATTTCATTGTTTGCACTGAATACTTCAAAATTACAGTTACTTGTTGAACCATAGAAAACATCTTCAAACTCTTCAGACATTGGTTCACCCTCTTTTTCTACATGGTTAAAGGTTTCCAACAAAGAGTCAACCAACTTTTTCTCTTCTTTCATAGCTTTCTCTACTATAGGTTCGATTTGTGTTAATAATTCTTGCGTCAGTTCCATTCCTGAAGTGGAGATAGTCACATCACAGACATCTAATCTTTTAATGATACCATCTTCTTTTAGTTCAAAGTATATTGGTAGTTCTTTATGAAAGTATGATGTTATTGTTGGTTCATCAGCATATAAGCAAACAGAACTACAGTTTTCGAAGGTTATCTCTTGATTTTTCACTAAAAATCTCCCTCAAAACTAAATATTCTTTCACTCCATGACACATCTTCCAAAGTGAAATCATATATTTCCGTACCATTAACTAAAAACGTAACTGTTTCAATTCCATCGAAAATACTCTTATCCGTAAATTCATACGGTCTTGACGGTCTGTGACTATAATCATCTGTTGTGAGAAATGTTAATTTACTTCCTGAAACAATATATCCCCACACTGTAAAACTTTCGTAAATCGTTCCCAACATAATAGTTGCAGGAACTCCACATTCAGTACTTTCGTCTATCTCATCAATAAATTTCTTTCTGAACTCGTCTATTCTCATATTCTATAAGTCCACCTCAAATACAAATGTTCTATCACTCCAACTTGCATCAACATACTCTGCATCTTCAACAATCTCACCATTAATACAAAATACAACCTTACTAACGCCATCAAAGATTGACTTGTCTGTGAATTTGTATTCAACATTATGATGACACTCTGTTACATTAAGAATTGCAACACCTTCAGAGATAGTACACTTATCCACAACTCCCCACCATCTATTACCAAATCCATAACCATCTTGTACTTGAATATTTGCTAGAACGCCACACTCATTACAATCGTCAATAAAATCAATAAACTTCTCTTTGAAATATTTAATATCCACTATTTCACTCTCCAATCTGCCAACAACATACCATCTTTCTTATTTTCACAATCTGTCCACTTTTTAAGTAATTCTCTTGTATCAAAACTACGGTTAGTTATTACAGCATAACCATGTACTGTCTTTTTATACTCTACCCCTAATGTGTTGTCAATGTCTTTAATGTCTTGAATAAACTCTAATACCTGTTCTTCACTCTCATAATCAAAGTCCAATAACCATTTCTTTGTTACTGCACATTGAGGTAGCATTGCAATAGAGGTTGTTTTACGTGAAATTTTAGATAGGTCAGCATCATTTAGTGCAAGATATGAGATTAGCTGTTTCTGAACAATATCTCCCTTACGCTTGTTTACAGAAGTATAGCAACGACATAATACACCATCTAATTGTTTTGAAACAAACTGTTCAAAATTTTCAGAAATATTTGATACATCGGTTACAAGAAATTGCTGACTACTTCCTTTAAAGCCTTTAATATGTTTATTATCTTTGTTTCTCGCTACAAATAACACCATTGTATATTCCATGTCTTATTACCTCTACTTTTCACACCCTATTACCAAGTAATTACTGAATACTACCATCTTATACCTATTTTATAAGTTAAAACGCTCCATCAAAGATGAAAGTTCTAAATTTCCATGCTACATCAAAAAATGTAGTATCTGTTATTTCCCTATCTTTCACCATGAATGTTACTTCTGACATACCATCAAAGATTGTTTTATCTGTGAATTTATATGCATTGTCTGAATCCCAAGAACCTGTTGTTAATAATATCATTTTATTTCCAACTATCTTATAATCAGACACAACTACCCATTCAAGGTCAATATAGATAGAATCATTATTATATAAGTTTATCGTTGCCGGAATACCTAACTCATTGCACTCATCTATATAATTAACAAAGTGTTTTTTAAAATACACTATATTCATACTGGTTACCTCTTATATACTTATCTTAACATACTTTAATAAGTTTGTAAAGAAAAAGACTAAGAATTTAATCTTAGTCCTTAATTTTTAGTGCCTTTGCTTTATTGTAGACGAAATCAATGGTAGAATACCATCTGCCAACTATCATCTGGTTACTAACATCATAGCTAATATATGTGTAGTCTGTTGAGTATAGTTTATTACCATCTTTTTCAGCAATTAGGACATTGAAGGCATTATCATCCACCTTCTTTACTCCGATAACATTGTACTCAACGAATTTCTCAAAAAGAATTTCCTTATCCCAAGGTGATACTACAATAATACCCTTTGGAATATCATTGGTTGATGTTGGATAAGCATCTTTATTAATACCTCTACTATACATCTCAACTGTTGCCACCACTCTAATCGCAACCATAAAGGAAATTACCATGTTTAAAATTGTAAGTAATACGATTGGTAGATGTGTTTTAATTGCTATCCAATGCATTGGTGCATCCAATGTGATAATAAGGAGAATTGTTAGAACAATAGTTAAAACAACCAGTCGTATGCCATCTTTACCACTAAAGTATTTCTCCTTTATGTAATTCTTAAGTACAGAACGCTGTTCCTCATACGTCTTTACGTTGATACTCTTTAAATCTTTATTAAATGGCTTTCCATTTACTAACTTACAATCATTCTTCATCATATTACATTCCATCCTTATCACTTAATTTTCCACTTCTGTCGATGTTTGAGTAACAATTCTTCCACGGATACCCCTTCATCTTTATTATCTAATACGTAGGGATACCTTTCCCTAATCATTGAACATTGTTTCTTGGATTTTCTTCCTAACTTTGACAATTCTACTACAAATCTCCTAAACTCTGATAAATCCATGTCTAATGAGATGTGTAGTGCCTCAATTAACCACAACAATAGTTCAGGTCTGCCAATGTTATTGTACATCTTTATAGAATTTGTGTTCGGTTTATGTCTATATCCCTCAACGCCTTCAGTGTTTTGAGAAATCGCCCACTGGGAAAAATGTTCTCTTTGGCATGACCACCATCTATCTTTTAGTTGCCCAAATTCCATATCAAACTCATGGGAGATTGGTGTATCAGGTTCTAAACCAAACAACGATTGAGCAAATTGAACAGTATTTAATTTACTATCTCCCATATATCCTACCTACTTTCCTCTAAACAACTCTTGACTTCTTATCTATTTCCCTAAATTCTAACATTAAAGGAACAATATTCTCTAACTTATTTCTCTGAATCTGCTTATCTGTCAAATCATCCATAACTGCAATATGTTGGTAAATTACTTCCATATTATCTAACTTTTCTTGGTTTGTTACATCAATCTTTGCAAGATAATACATAGCAGAAACAAAAGCGTGGTTATGATATGTTGCTCTGTGTTCTGAAACAAACTCCTTACAGATAAACTTACCTAAATCATGGTACTTAGAAATCTCTTTTAATCGTAGTGTAGGAGAGTTTTGAACACACATCATAATATGTTCGTTAATGCTTTCCTTGTGGTTTGGATTGTCATGGGGTAGATTACCAAGGAACTCATGTCTAAATTCATTAAAGTTATTGCCATAGACCTTTTCAATCTTATCACAATCCACTCCAATACGAGGAACTTGTAATCTCTTGTAGTCTTGAATAATCTCAGAGATAGATTTACCACAATCAGGGCTATAGTTATGGATTAAAGTTGCTAGTGGTTTTAAGAAACATAACGCAATTACTTCAATACCCTTTTGCTTGCAATAGTTATATAGACCTGCTCTTGTACTTCTTTTCAAGTTATCGTTATCAATGTATAGAACATCTGTACCTTCTTCAAATACCTTAATTGCTTGAATATCAGGAACAACAATTGATACCTCACCCTCTTTTAAGTTTGATTGTACATAAGAAGTAGAATCAGAACCATAAACTCCAATGCAAATATATAGTTTCTTCACAAAACTCACCTCGCTTTAACTTACACCATAATTCTAACACATTAGAGCAGTAAAAGCAAGAGGAAAGAGAGAGTTATTTTACTCTCTTCCTATATTTTTCTCTAAACCAGATAATAGACTTCGTATTTAATAGTTCTTCTTTTTCTTCTACGGTCTTATCATTTAAGAAATCCTGTAAGAAGTTAATAAAGTCCTGTTCTGCAATCTGTGCTTTTTCGGAGTTTAATCTATTTGAACCCTTAACTTCTTTATCTTTTAGTAATCTACCTAACTGATTACGTTCTGTTTTCCAGAATCGGTAGAAGTTAGTCTTGTACTTCCACATAAATCCGTTAGAATCCGTAATTACTGCACCTTCTAATTCCTCTTTTTCTGTCATATTTAAGAAGTTGTCCAATTCTTCCTTAGTATTAATCACTGTGTTCTTAGCAATAACGATAGACTTAATATTTAACTTCTCTTTTAATGTTTCAGATAATTCTACATCTTTATCAATACCATTAATATCTAATGTGTTAGGAATAAAATCAAGTAATGCCAAAGGATTTTCCTCATAGACAATATGTTGGTCGTTCACCATATCCATTACTTCAAATGTAGCAGTACAGTGATGTTCTTTTAGAATATTAAATAATTCGTTCTTATCCTCTTCATTTGCAAATAGAGTGTTGTTTAAGATTTCCTTGAAGTATTCACAATATTCACCCTCGTTAGTGGACTTTGTTGCAATAAAGAACTCATCATCATACACTGAGACAATACCTAAGAACCCATTAAACTTCTTAGAGATATACAACGGATATACTAAATGGTTATCAACATATTCTTTTGTTTCTGATGTTTCATCGTATTGGAAGAACTTATTATAGGAACGTGCTACAATATCACCATCAACCTTATTGATAAATAGTCCACGTGCCTTAATTGTTTCATCATTCCAAACACCATCTTGGAAAGCATTACGAGTGAAGTTCAAAGAAACAATATCATTACCTAACTCTTTTACTCGAATGTACTCAGAATTTAATATGTTTTGTAATCTCTTATCCATAATATATACCTCTCTTTACACAGGATATATTACCATATTTTAAAGAAAAAGTCAAGAAAAAGGAGTGGATATTTCACACTCTCTTAAATCTTTCTTAACTCCTCTTCAAAAATGTCATACACACCAATGTAACCCTCATGTGAATAATCTATTCTGATTGAGTGTTCTGTTGAGGTTGTCTCTCTATGACCGTGAACCTGTGTTCCTGTCATATTCTTTTCCCATAACATATCTACTTCTGTTTCATAATTACCTGTGCCATATTCACAGTTCTGACCTGCTAAGTATAACATGTTCTTTGGTAATTCACTTACCCCAGCATGACAAATAAAGTATGTTCCCCATCTAAACTCTAATAAAATAAACTCTTCTAGTCTTTCTACAAGATTAGATAATACACTTGTATCTTGTGTTCTTTCTAAAATCTTATCTAATGTAGTATTCTTAAATTGGTTAGAGTAGTTGTTAGTGCCATAGACATAGTTTCGTACATGTCTTTCGTGATTACCTTGGATAAATCTTATATTACCCAACTCTAACAATTTACCCACTAGTAACATTGTTTCATAAGGTTTTTCACCTCTATCGAAAATATCTCCTGTAAAAATGTACAAGGAGTTTTGTTCCTTCTCGACTTCGTTATAAACAATCTCTAACTTATCAGCGTTATTATGAATATCTCCTACACAATAGATTCTATCCCACTTATCTAACTTCTCTTTCTTTGGTAATAGTTCATCTACTGAATTAATTACTGTTACATAGTCTGGCAATACTTGGTTTGTGAAAATATCGTATTTCTTAACAATTATATCTGCTGGAATTTGCTTATACGATTCTCTTTGTTCATTTCTCTGTAATAACTCGTCAAGAGATAAATCAAAACGCTTTACATAGATTTTATACCCATACAAGTCAGCAAGTTCCTTATACTTCTTAAAATCCCTTGTATGTAAGTGCATAGCATCTACAACTGTAAATAATCCCATACTCATACGAGATTCTAAAATTGTATATAGCATAGACCAAACTTGTCTATCTTGCTTTGAAGAAATAGCTAATCCATTTTCAGACATGTCAAAACCTGCCATCTTGATTCTTAATTCATCAGATGACACTGTAAAATCTTCAAGGTTATTTTCTTTGATGAAGTAAGACTTTCCTACTCCCATAACTCCGTTTAAGATTAATAATTTCTTCATGTCTCTACCTCTCTGACAATAGTATATCACAACGAAAATACTTTGTCAAATGGTTGCTGTTACCATAAGTACTTGTCGTCTGGATGAATAAACTGCTTAATGTCTAAGTCTTTTCCATCTTTTAGCATAAGAAACTCATCACTATGACCTAGTCTGTAATACGTAATTGTTTCTAACTCTTCTTTTAATTCTTTCGCTGTGATATATTGATTTGAATTTTCAAACTCACAAACAACTTCTTGTTCGTAAGGGTCGAAGTAAGTTCTTGATGGAGAGAGAATCCTTAAATTCGGAACTCTCTCCACTAATCTATTAAATACTGCTTTATCCATTATAGATAATCCTCTTCAAAACAATCAACTCTTAGAGAACCGTTTGTATAATAAATTGTGTGAGCATAATACCCATTATGACTGTTATATACACAGGCATATATCGGTGCATCATCTTTTACATTGATTTTAACCCCAAATACCTCACCACAATCTACATAAGTTGGATATAACGTATCAGGAACATCTACATAAACTTCAATGGATTCAATAAACTTTTCTTCTTCAAAACGTTCACCCAGAGTACACTCAGCACCAAACCCCTCACAACACTGTTGGTAGTTGTCAATACCTAATACAAAGTTCTCAAACTTCTTATCCTTTTCTACTGGAATAATGTTGATTGCAATATCCATTATTTTACTTGGGGTAGGGTTTTCTTGATTTAAAATACACATTTGGTTAACAATATACTTAGTCATACTATTCAATTCTTCCTGCAGACTGTATACGGTCTAATTGTTTACGAATTTTCTCTTCCACGCGGTTATTTGCGAATGCTTGCTGTGCAAGGATTTTCTCATGAACTTCTTTAACTGGGAGCTGTTTCAGCTCTTCCCAAATACTGACAACATATCTTTCATCAAACTTATAAAATTCTTGTGGATGTTTATATAACTTAATATCATTATCCACACCAAAATAAACACGATAGGTCTTATAATTGTCGCTAGAACAAATTATAACATATCCTTCACGGAAACAAAAACTATGAAACTCATATTTAACAGGTTTATAAGATTTTCCGCACACTTTTGAGAAATGCTCATTAGTTTCATCTAATGAATCATCTAAATTACTTTCATCTTCTATCAATTCTGCTAACGTTTCCAACCAATTCTCAATCCACTTCGAATACTCGGCAGTACTAATATCCTTATAATCATTTTTTAAATCAGCAAACATATTTTTCTCCTGTTCTCTATAAAATAAAGGGGGAGAATGAACTCCCCTATCAAACTACTTTGTTTCTTTCTTCTTAAATACTAATCCTAGTAGTCCTAGACCACTAACAACTGTCATGGCAAGATTTGTAAATAAGCCAGTTCCAACTCCAGTTTCAATAACCCTGTCATCTTTCTTGATAGATGTGGTTGAACTGTTTGTATTATTTACTACTGTGGTTTCTTCAACCTTATTATTTTCAACTGGTTTTTCCTCTACTACAGGTTTTTCTTCGACTGCAGGTGGAACTACTGTATTATCTGTAGGGTTATTAGGAACTACAGGTGTTTCATCAGTAGGATTTGCCGGTTGAACTGGTGTCTCCTCAACTGGAACATTTGGTTCTGGTGTAGGATTTGGTGTTGGGTTGTTAGGTACTTCTGGAGTAGGATTAACAGGTGTTACATTATCCGTTGGATTTTCAGGTGTTGTTTCCCCGCCATTATCTCCATTTATATTACCCTCTGTTGGATTAGTTGGTTCTGCTGGAGTATTACCATTATTGCCAGGTGTTTCAGGTTCAGGCGTAGGATTTGGCATAGCAGGTGTTTCTTCTACTGGATTTGTAGGTGTTTCTGGCTGTGTAGGTGTTGGGTCGGTTGGTGTTACTGGTTGTTCAGGCTCTGGTGTTGGAGTAGGAACAGTAACCTTCTTGTAAACATGAACTGTATCACCGTTTTCTGCTGTGCGAGTCTCTACAAATTCATAACCATCAAATGTTTCTTTGTCATGCACACCATATTCCTTAGTCTTTAATTCTGCACCATCTTCTGTAACATATTGTGTATAGTCAATACCAACATGTAATAATCTTGTCTTAGGGTCAACTGAACCACCTTCAACATAAGTTACTAGACCATAATCACGAACAAAGAATGCATCCTTTTGAATTGAAGAACTGCTAAATAAATCCTTTAAGTCGTTATAAATCACATCAGCATCATAATCTAAGTATCTACTACCTAAATCATCAGCGATTGTGAAACTAAATGTACCAATCTTATTACCAATTTCACCTTGAGTAACTTCAACAATCTCACCTTGCTTTAAGTTTTCATCAATTTCGGCGATTGTATCGTATGGGATTTCTTCATTTACAGTTGCAAATAATTGCCAGTAACCATTCGCCCCAGAAATAGCCATATCGCTTGTAGGACCAATATCAGATGTAAAACGTGAGTCTGCTTCTTCAATAGGATAATCAAAAGCGTATCTATTAGGATATGCAGTTATATCATATCTTTCTATTCCACCAACCTCTACTGGAAGAGCAACATTACGTTCTGTAAACTCTGTGCCATCATTAGTCACAAAAGTAACTTCTTTTGCAAAGTAAAACTTCCCCATAGATGCGTCAGGATATTTTTCGGCAGTAGAAAGGTCAAAACACTCTAAGTCTTGCCAATTCTTTACATGTACTATCTCTCCTGCGTGGTCTCCGTCAATAAATGTAAACTCATAGTCCTTGTCTAACTTAGTCTTTGTTGCACGACTTTCAAAGATAGAAGTATAGTTATTTACTCCCTTAAACTTATAAGTGCTATGGCTCACATTATTTGTAAGTCCTAAACTTGTTCTTGCACCGTTTGTTGGTTGTGTTGCTAAAAATTCTGTTAATTTCTGACTCTCTTCTGGTGTCAAGTTAGCCTGTGCATGTGCTTTAACTGTATTACCACATAATAACACGGATGACATTAGCAATGACATACCAATTGTTGTTTTCTTTAAACTTTTCTTATTTTTCTTCATTCACTCTCTCCTCTTCTTAAAATACTTGAAAAATGCCAATATGATTTATTCAACCACATTTGGCATTAAACTTTTACATATATAACTGTGATAGGAAAATTACTCTCCCTCAATCACGATTACATTAACTTTCTTTGTTAGTGTTGTACAAGCATCTAACGCAATAATACCTAAATCTCTAAATGGTTCAAAGCAAGCATCTTCCCCAAATTCAGAACCCTTACCATGATACCTAGAATTACCAAAAGAACAATGCCAATGACCGCAGATAACTGTTTTACCATTAAAACTATGACCATTCTTCCAATAAGCCATACCATTTATCCAACTATATTCTTCAAAGTCCTTACAGTCTTTATCTTTATAGTTCTCTGGCAGCCAACCATGACAACAAACAACAGTATTCCCGTTTTTATCTTTAAACTCAAAATAATCTACAAGACTATTTATGTATTGAGTTAGTTCTAACCACTGATTAGCATACATAAAGATTTCACTATCATAAGTATTCAAGTGTTTTCTACCAGATACATATTTTGCAATCTCTAAAATAGTATCAACTGTGCCATTACGTTTATCTGCATAGTCAAATCTATGAGAAAATAAACACTTTTCTAAGTTGTACTCATGATTTCCTTTAATAAGAACCTTATTAGGAAGTGAGTTGACATACTGAATACACTTAACATTCTCTGTACCACGGTCTAATAAATCCCCACAAACAACTAAAGTATCTAACTGTTCGTTAAATCCTTTTTTATCTAATTCATTCTTTAATTCTGTATAATGTCCGTGAATATCACTTGTGATAAAATATCTCATACTTCCAACCCCACTACTCATTAACCAAATCAAAAGGAACAGTAGAAACATCTACTACCTTTACAAGCACCTCATCAGTTGCTTTAATTCTCATCTCTACAATTAAACCATCGTCTTGTTTAGTTCCGTTTAAGTATTCTCCATCATAGTACCAAGTATCAGGTAAACAGAATCCACCTTTCACAACCCCAACAGTTCCGACATTTAACTTTGTTACAGGAACGAACTTACCAAGATAAAGTTCTCTAATGTCCTTATCTGTTTTTCTATCAACATTCTTATACAATTCTGGGAATTTAATCTTTAACTCTAATAAGAAGAGTGGTATATATTTTTCTTGATAATCTGCTATAACACCGCCTTCAAAATTACGTGGTTTATATTTCACTATTTCATTAATCAATTCAACCGACCAACATTCCTTTTTAATGTAGGCTGTATCATTTTCTAGGAATACATCCTCATGTTTAGAATAAAAGTCATATCCCCAACCAGTATAAAGCCATGGGAGGTTCATATACACATAAGAACCACAATCCTTTAAAATCCCCTCAAACACTTTAAGTTTATTTTCTAGTTCTGGATACTTATTTTTCATAGCAAAGTAAACATCCTTATGCTTTTTAGAGTTTCTCGTATAGCCAGTACGTACAACTTTCTTAAAATGTGTTCTACAGAAATGGTTATACGGGGCATCTGTTCTTGTGATTGTTCCATCCTCAATTTCCTTTTCGCCATCTTTATCAAGGATATAATACTCTGTTATCTCTTCTGCACTCTTTTTTTGTGAGAAAAATGTTGTTCCATCCCAATAGTTCCAACTAATTAATCGTGGATATTTGTTTTCCATACTAAGTTCCCCTACTTTCTCGTACCATTATATCACAAAAAAGGAGTACTTGTCAATTATGTACCCCTCTATTAAATAAATAGAATAACTCTATTACTTGAAATTGTTAATATCTAAATTCTTATCCAACTCTGGAATATCTTTCTTAAGTCTAATCTCTAATTCTTGAATATCAGAATTTAGTTCCCCAATCTTTTGGAAATACTGCTCTTTGTGTTCTTGGTCAAGCTTTAATTCATCAGCATAATCTCTCATGCTCTGTAATTTCTTGGTTAATTGATTTAATCTGCTAACATCTTCTAGTTGATGTTCTTGCAGTTCTTTAACTTGTCTACGAATATTCTCCACAATATCCATCTTATCACGAACTAAGGCATAATCATTAGATACTGCCAAGTCCTCAACTTTACACCTTCTTACAATGCAAGTACACAATACTCCATCTTGGATAGTTGGATTAATGTCAGAACACACTTCAAGGAAATATCCCTTAAACAGTGTTTCAAACTTTCTCTGGACATCTACTAAGGCAGTCATGTTTTCTGCAATTTCACTGTTAGGGCTAACATACTCTGTTACAAATACAATCCTAGCACCCTCATGGAAATTGATAAAGTGATTAGAATTACATGTTTTCTGTACATCACCATATCTATCTATGTTGATTGTAATTACTGCAGGAATTTGTCCTTTTCCTGCTAAACTTTCCCAACTATACTCTTCCATCATAGTTTATCTCCTTGGTAAATATCATAATCATAGTAGTCTCCACCACTTAATACTTCCCAAGTTGATTCCTCATCTAAATTAAGAATAGATGGATGAACTAACAACCAACGTGTTGAATGTTCCTGACAACTAATGTCATCAGAATGTACTCTTACCATTGGATTTGAATAGTTAACTTCCATATGTTCTAATACACTCTTTAGACTACCATTAAACTTCATAATATATACCTCTCTACAATAAACAGTTTACCATAATTCACATACTTTGTAAAGATAAAAAAGAGATAAACTTAATTATCTCTTTCTCTCAACTGTGCAGATAGTGTCATTGTGCCAACCACCATGAGCAACTAATAAGATTTCTTCTACATTAAACCCTAAAGTCTTACCAATTCCACCAGAGTTCCAAGCAAAAGTGATAACATAACCATCACTCTTCACTATTCTACCAATCTCTTTCTTTAAATTAGACCAATAGGAACTTTGAGTTGTTTTGTGGTCTACTGTCATACCTAACTTCTTATAGCACTCTGACACTTGTCTAGGACTATATGGGCTATCAAATAATACCATATCCACTGAGTTATCATCAAACATCTTCAAGAAGTCCAATGCATCTAAATGATAATCAGTATCAAATGTTTCATCTAAGTCATTAGTAACATTAGCCAACTTATTCTTATTAGCAAATGGGTCAATAATAACTGCATTAGGATTATCAACCTTAACCCAATTAATATACCTAGAAATTAATTTATGAATAGGTTTAATGTCAAATGTATTACTATTTGGCATAGACCATTCTCGATTAATAAGTAGATTACTTGACGAGTGTATCATCAACTTCCTCCTCAAAATCCTTTAACTCTTTATCTAAGTCAAGACTTTCTCCATACCAGTTAAATGTTACCTCGACATCGGTTGAAATATCTAAATGTAATTTATCTGTTGCAGCAGTTTCCATATCATATGCAAATCTCTTTTCTACTTCTCTGGCATATCTAAATGGAGAACTTAAAATAACTTCATCATGAATAGGAATAATAGGCTTAGCATGTAATGCATTTAATCTGTCATCACCATTCAATTTAATTAATGCCTTCTTAGACATGTCAGCGGCCGAATTATGTGTAACAAACCCATTGGCTACATAATAGCCACGTTCAGTATTACATACATCATACATGTCTACAAACTCGTCCGTAATTTCAACCGAGTCTACTAGGTCGCATTTACCGAAAATATGTTCATCACGGTAAGTATCTTGTGCTTTAGACAGTTTCTCTTTCTTGCCATTACTAATAAATCCAATATATTTTTCAAACGATTTATTATCATATCTAGAAATATCTAATGTATAGCTATCATCACACTTATTTTGTCTCCAAGTACTTCTAATACCAAAGAATGAAAGTGCTAACTGTATCTTATTCAATAATGTAGAGTAATCGTGGTTCTTGCCAAATCTAAGTGATACACAACCATTAACTACTGTACCATCTCCATCAAACATCCCACATAAGTATCCACGTAGCATCTCAGTATCTTGGAACACCTCGTCAGGAATATCAAATCTCGTGTTTAATGCTTTAATTTCATCTACAAGGGTCTTACTATAGATATTATGCCAATACAACTTTTGTGTCCTACCTTCTCGAACTCCAATAGTCATATCATGAGTTTCCCAACATGATGTGATTTCCTTTAGCACATCGAGAATCTCTAGCTCATGTTCGGCCACCAGTAACCTAACTGCACTACCAACTCTATCATAAGGAATATTGCCATCAGATGCAAGTCTACCAAGGAAAATACCAATCTTATAAGAATCCCCAATATCATCTAAATAATATTCATTGGCGTTTCTTGCTAATTTTTCTGTAGCTCTAATACTCTTATAAACGTAATCAGACTTCACGTAGATTTCATTAAATCTAATTCTACGTTTCATCTTTGTGGTCATTAAATCCTGAGTTTCTATGAATTTTTCCCTACCCCTAGTATTAATTTCTAATAACTTATGATTAGGGCTGCAACTAAACTCAATTCCTCGATGGTATTTAACGTGGCAAAGTTGTTTCTTTCCGGTATACACAATATCTGCTCTTGTCCAATCTTTACCATCCCAGACATGCAAACTCTCACCTGCTACATCCTTGATTTTGATAATCCCATATTCTTTGGTGTGCAACAGTGTATTACCTAATTGGCACCCCTGGATTTGACTATTGGTTACTTGTCTCCGTGCTTGTGCTATCTTACCACCATTACTTACTACATAGTAACCCTTTTTCTTTAGTTCTTCTATCAAAGTTCTTCTCTGATTAAAGAACGCCTTACGTACTTTGTTGATGATAGGAGTAGCATAAATATCATCTACTCTATCTCCCTTTACATATTCCCCATCTTTGGTAAGAATGGCTTCAAATACTTCATACTCAGGAAGGTTTATATCTGGTAATCTTCTTTTTCTTCCCCATAAGGTTGATACCCAACCATACTTTTCGGCATGGTTCAATCCATCCTTCTCAAACTTTTCGATTGCAGGGAAACCTTTGTACAATGCTTGTTTAATTTCTCTCGCCTCTTCCACAGAACAACCTAATTGTTCTGCAACAGATGCATCCCCACGTCCGTACAAAATTCCTAACAATATGCTCTTACTGTTTGTTCTATACTTTTTACCCTCTGTATTTGTGTCTGTCTTGTATCCAGCAAGTTTCTCTGATTCCTCAACCGGACATTTAACCCACTTCCCATCAACCTTTTTAATTGGTGTTCCCTCTGGGTAAAACTCTAAACAATCTTCATAATCTCTATGAAAGGATAAACTGGCAATCATGGCATAGAAGTCTTTCCCCTCTTCAAATGTTTTTAGCATCATAGGGTCTCCACACATCTGTGCCATTACTTTTATCTCCTGCTGGGATTTTCTCAGGAATAGTCAGCAGACATTAGAACATTTCGTGTTCTTGCTTTGACTTTAACTGACTTTTTCATATATTACCACCCTCTTTCTACTGAATAATTCTACTAATCTTATCTGCACCCTTTTCAATAATCATAACCCCATCTGTAGGGATTGTAAAGTCCTTACGATGTGATATGATATAAACTGACGATACATCATTTAATTTTGACATAAATAAGTTATATACATTAGTTGCAGATTGTTCATCTAAGAAGTCTGTAACCTCATCAATGACCAGAATATTAGAACTAAAATTAGCATACCTACATAACATATCTCTAATAGATAACTGAATAATAATATCTACCTTAGTCTTTTCTCCACCAGATAAACTTTCATACTCTTTTCCATCTAACTTAATAGATACGTTATTACCACTTAATTCCATAGATAACTTATCAGTGTTGAATACTTCTAATGAAAATTCTTTCATTTTTGAGTTTAAATAGGAAATACAATTAGAGAGTAACACACCTCTAAAATCTCTCTTTGTCAATGTATTCATCTTATTCTGAATATCAATTCTTTGAGAAATTGTAGTTAATTCAGATTTTAGTGTATCTAATTCAGTGGAATACTCATCATTCTCTCTTGTTGCTTTTTCAATGCCAGATAAATAAGTATTTCTCTTGTTATTATAACTATCAATCTCAACTTGAATCTTAGAAATATTTTCTAGTAAGTTCTTCATTTGAGATTCAACTAACTGTTTCTCTCTTTGAACTTTTTGTTGCAACTGTTCTAACTTTTCAATAGAAGTTTGTATAGATGCAACATCTTCTTGATACTTCTTATTACACTCTGCAATAATACGATTATTCTCTTGTTCAATCTTATCTCGTTGTTCCTTTAATTGAACACCCTTATCCTTTAATTGATTGATTTCCTTAACTAAATCGGAAGTATCTGGTTTATGTACCCCAATCAACTTCTGACCACAAGTAGGACAAATATCAGTAACAGAGGATAATTCCTTATACTTATCTATCTTTCCCTTTAAAGATGTTCTCATCTCTGCTAACTTAACGTCAATAGAAGATAAATCAGTAATATTCGGCTCATTTTTAATCTTAGCCTTTTCATTATACAGCTTCTTCAATTCTTCATCGTAGTTATCAAATACTTTAGCAGACAATTCATTGTACTGTTTCTTATCACTTGCTAACTCAGATTCCAAAATATCACAAGGAGAAAGATGGTTTAATTCATACTGATAATCAGTAATTAATCTCTTATTATTCTCTACGCTAGTAGATAATTGAAGAATATTATCCTCTAACTCACGCTTTTTATCACTTAAAGTTACTAATCTCTTAGAAAGTCTATCCTTAATATCCTCAATCATGAAGTCTGAATTAGATAATTGTTCTAGGATTTCTTTTCTACCACTAGGAGTGTGGTTTGTTAGTTTGTTAGGTAATCCTTGTCCGAGAATGATAACAGCACTTAATAACTTTTCGGTAATGTTAGGAAGATACTGAGATAAAATATTTTCAGCATCTCTAATACCTTTGTTCTCAATCTCTCTACCATCTACAGTAAATTCCATACCTGCAGGCTTGTAGAATCTCTTAACACTGTATTCTTTTCCATCGACTGTAAAAGACAAATATACCCATGTTTCATCTTCTTTTACATATCTGTTATGTACATCTTTTACACCAGTTGGAGTAGAACCTGTTAGACCCCAAATAAGTGCAGTTGTCCAGGAAGTTTTACCTGCACCATTTCCTGATGCATTATCTTCTTTGTTGTGGTTATACCCCTTTACAGCAATAAAACCACTTTTATTAAATTCATACTCTGAATGTGCATAAGAGAGGAAATTATGCATAATTAACTTGTTAAAAATTACTTGCATACACTCTCCACCTCTTCCTTTACCAACTTATCGTTACCAAGTTTATCAATCATAAATGTTTGGAATAACTCAATATGATTTACTTGATTTAACTTTTCTTCTACTTCTTCTTGTTTCTTTTTCTTCGTTTCGTTACTTAATAAAACTTTAAAGTATTTAATGTTCTTATCACTACTTAACTTCTTAGTAACATTATCTACTTCATCTCTACTACACTTAAAACTAACTACTGCATTTTTCTTTAACTTCTTTAAATCTGCTAGTTTTGATAAATGATAGAAGTTTAAGGTGTAAGGATTTTCAATCAACTCTACTTTACCATCATGAATATGTGCAACATTATGATTATAGATATTAGCATCTTCACTAAAATTAAGACCTACAAAGTTACCAATATTTAACACATTATCTGCTAAATAAGAACCATTATGGATATGCCCATTAATGAATAACTTTGCACGTTTTAACTTTTCTAAATCAAGTCCATTTACAGTCTTGAACTTACCAACCTGAATACCTGCAATGTCATTATGACTAATCGCAATATCAGCAGTATCTAAAAGGGAATAATCAAACTTATCAGGATTGTAGAGATATGGCACATATAATATACCATCAATGTTTTCAATCTCATTGATAACCTTAAATCCTAAGAATTGAAGTAATAGAACAGAGTTACTTTCCTTACTTAACTCATGATTGCCAACAATAACAATATGTTCGCACTTAGCCCACCGAACTTTTGCTAACGCACTAATTTCTTCCGCATTTACATCAGAACGGTCAAAGAAATCTCCAACATAAATAATCTTCTTAACATCGAGTCTTGTTGCTTCTTGTTCTACCCAATTTAAACTATCTACACAATAGTCTAATCTATCCTTAATATAAGAAGTATTAACAAAATGTACATCTCCAACAACTAAAATATCATTATTTACCATGGGTTCTCCTCCCCCCTTTTTTAACCTATACTTGAAGTTATTTTTGGCTTATAAGTAGGTAACTCTCTCTGGCCGATATTCTCCTACAATTCTGCAATTTTGGCTTTTTATGACCTTTAGGCATAAAACTAAAGTCAATCTTATTACCAAAAATATCCATAAGGTCTGCATGTCCAGATTTCGCTGCTCTTCCTTTAATAAAATACTCTTTTCCAAGGTACTTCACTTTATCAAATTTTCTAAAACCAAATAACTTCCCTGTAGGTAGTTTTTGTTCACTTCTACTGCCTCTTGCTAGTTTGTAATCTCCCTTTGATACTTTACGTTTGTAGTATACCACATCTAATGGTTCAAACTCCAACCCACCACTTGCAATGACACAGGCATCAATGTAATGGCTCTTTCCTAATCCTAAATGATGTCTGTTTTCACTTGTTATAAACCCAAAGGTTTCCATTGCCTGCGGGTAAACCTTAAACAACTGACTTCGGATGATACTCATATGAGTAGCATGTTTGAGGTTCATTTTCTTAGGTTTCTTATCTAAGACAATAGTTCCATCATGCACACCTTTATGGCACTCTTTACACAAGGTTATCATATTATTTTCATCATCAGTTCCACCACGACTGCGAAAGATAATGTGATGTGTTTGTAATTGACAGTTTTTCTTACCACAACATTGACAAGTGTAGTTATCTCGATGAAGAACTGCTTTTCTTCTTGAAGAATGCCCATAATTAAAGCCTTTTTGGTATCCCCAGTGTTTTACCTTCTCACTTATTAAACTTGGCTTTTTCATCAAAGCGGTATCAAACTGGCTTACCTCTAAAATTAGGTTCTTGTCTGAAATTGGGAGTATCTTCTTACAAAACTCAATTTCATCTATGTGAACCTGAACTTTATGTTTAACTGATGGTGGAAGTCTGTCTTTCTTAATTGAGTTTCTTCTGTTTAAGAATCTACACTTTCTGTAACGTGTCTTTCTATTTCTTCTAGTACGTCTAAAGACACGTCTACGGTTCATCTTTCTCTTAATATCACTTCTTAGTTCTACTTGCGATTGGTATAACACTTTGTCATTGCCAACAACCGCTACACCTACATGCTTAGAACCTGTATCCACACCACAGTAACACTCTTGAACCACATCTGTTTTAGGTTCATAAAGTAACTTGACGGTGAAAGGTTCTCTACGAACAACCTTTGCTTTCTTTTCTTTTAATAATCTACGAACCTTGCCAAAGCGTTCTGTTGGCATAAAAGGTTGTCCGTTCTGTTTCAATACATATACTAACATCACACTTCAACTCCTTTCGTTGATGATAAGTTTAACTTTGTAAGACGGTACTTACCAAACCGTTGTGCCTAACTTGTTTCTTTTACCAAAACAAGTATTGGACTTCCTTTCGTCAATGTTGAATTAGGTTTTTAATTCACTAACACAGGAACTTAATGCTATCCTTCCAACTTAATTAGTGAACTCAGAGCTACGGTCTAAGGCGACAACCGTAGGTGAGTAACCTTAAGGATTCTCTAATTCAACGTAGGCTAAATTTCTCTAGCCTAAGACTTGTGAGGCAACAACTATCTATCGACCGGAAAAAGGTCTGTATTTAGTTGAGCATAGCCCCACTCTCCGTTCGATATTCCCTTTAACCTTTACTTCTGCTAAATCTAATGTTGGGTTATCAATTCCAACACTCTTTAAGTATTCTAACATCTTCTGATACTGTTGTCTGGTTACGTGCATAATTACCTTAATTCTCTCACTATGTAAAAATGTTTCTTCTACCCTAGAGAATGAAATGTTTTGAGCAAACAAAAATGATTCTAAACCACTTGCTTCATAACTGTTTAGATACACATTACACTTATACACTGTTTTATTTGTTCTCGATAATAAGATATTAGATAATTCAACTGCTAAACACTTACCTAATACATAAACCAATACAGAGTATATATCATCCCCTCGTGTTAGGTTCTTGAATAGATAGGCATAAACAGTGGCATCAATCGCTGTGATTACCATTGTTTGTACCTTATCACCCTTTACAAGTAGGACACTTCTTAAATTAGCAGTTGTAGATGATACAAGTGTTAATACAAATAGTAAAAATAGTCCTGCATAATTTTCCAAAGTACCACTCCTTTCTTACTAGTACAAATTAAGCATGCCACTTAACTTGTTCAGGCTTAGCATATTCCAAGTCTGGGTTATTATCCAAAAATTCCTTCATCTTTTCTACTTCCACTCTCTTCATCATATGTAACATTTCTCTAGTGGATAGACACTCTACTTGATTCATTACGTGCCAAATATGTGCAATACTTTCATAAATTGGTATTAGCACTGTATGGTCTTTTTGTATAACTGCTACACTTAGTAATGTTCTAAATGGCAAATCTTCTGCCTCAATGATGTAAAACACCTTACCAAAAAACAATACTGAAAAACGATGTTCATTTTTCTTTAATACACGCATCTTCCCATCTTTAATTAACTGAGTTCTCTCTAAATTCATATATATATATTTCTCCTATAATACAGCACAAATAGTACTATATGCTATCAATATTATAGCAAAAATACGAAAAACTGTCAATAGGCAAAAATAAAAAAGGTGTAATTAAACACCTTTAATACTTTTCAGCCTCTCCTAAGAGTACAATCTGATGAGCAGTCTTAGCAGTTTCTTTGCTTAACAATTCCTCTACCATTTCCAATTCGTTCATTAACTGTGTGCGAACCTTTTGCAAATCCTTCATGCGCTTGTTGTGTAACTTAATCTGGTTTTTGACTGATGCAATTCGCATACCCTTATGTTCATCGAACATATCTTCTTCGTGACACTTAGCAACTGATGTGAACTCAGTAACATCACATCCACATTCATCATCCTTTACTAATGCTAATGCACTTAATGGTAAGTTATACTTGTCAAATAACCAAGCATGTGTCTTTAACTCAACTGTATGACACTTTACTACCTTTTTACCAAATACTTCGTACTTTTCCATAATTTTCTCTCTCCTATGACTCTGCAAGTCTTTCTTTAAATTTCTACTCCACCCTGTTTTAAGCGAAGTTTTAATGCCTCAAGATACACGTCATCTGTTTGCGAAACGTACTTTGTTGTTTTCTTCCAACGTTCCACAGCTTGTTTTGCCCCACTAATGTGGTCATCTGGACACAACCATGACCCAATACCTTGATTGATGAATAGTTGTTCCAACTGTTCTTCCAATTGTTCAATCATTTATTTCTCCTTACATCATCAATATTAGCACAATTCACACTATCTTGTCAATAGGCAATATCACTGTTTCCAACCACTATCGGTTAGGAACTTACTAAATTCTGCTAGAGATGGATAAGGTGATTTAATGCCAAATTCACCGAGGTTTTTAATCTTACTGAAATCTAATGTGCTAATAACCTTAATACGACTACCAGTAATCTCTGTATTAACATCTACTACTGCACCTGATGAGAATAGTTTTGTCAATACTTCTGTATAGGATTCTTTAACTTCCTTTTCCTTATCTACCTTTGAAGAATAATCCCCAACTGGATAATTGTCTGTGAATGTTACTGCGGTAATTGTATCTGCATCGTGACGTACAATAATTACACTCTCATCTTTCTTGAAAACTTTTTCGTTCTTTGCACATCCAGTTAAGGATAACAGAGAAAACAATACACAAATAATTGCTTTAATCACAGTATTCCCCCAATCAATATTAGTGCAAACATAATAACATAACTGATAGTTAACTTCATGTTTTTAAATTTAAACACAGAAATACCAATGGCAAAATCCCAACATAATATAATTACAACTGTTACAATATATGGAATGACCGTAACTGTGTTTGTAACCCATAATATAATAAAGTTGATTGTTAATATAACATACATCGGAATAGCCACAATACCTAGTAAGATTAAATCATACTTATTTACTAGATGTAATACAAGACCAATAAATACAAAACAAGATAATGTTAATAGTACCATGTTTAATGTTTCTAACACTTCTTATCCCCCTTTGATAGATATAACAATGATAGTACTAATGCAATAATTGCACCCCACATTACAGGATTATCTACCACACCTGTACCAATCTGGTCTGTGCCCTTCTTTATCTCTTTCTTAGGCTCTTCTGTATTAGGTTTTTCAATCTTACTTTCTGACTTCTTAAAGGTAATCTCGTCTACCTTTGTTTTACTGTCAGTAGTTAGCACACTCTCTGTATAAAGTGAACCATCTTCTTTTGTTCCTACAAATACACTCAACGAGTACTTATTTTCATACCCATCTGCATAGATAGAGTACTCATAATTACCAACCTTATCATATTCTAAATGAAGTTCTTTTCCAGCAACTTCACTTTTTACTCCATTTTCCTCAACTGTAATTGAATTAGAATCTGAGATAATTGGAATACTAATTGAAACAGTATTTGTAGCGTAAACACTAATACTTGAAAATAACACCACAAGAAGTGCTACAAAAACTCCTTTTATTTTTCCCATTATAAACAACTCTCCTCTAATGATTTAATCTGTTTAATCATTTCAACTGGCTCAGATACTTGCACAAATAACTTTCTTGTATCAAACTGACGTTGGTGAATATAGGTATCTGCTTCGTACTCACCATCTCGAAATGAGATGTACATATTAATAAGTTTATCAGCGATAATCTTCACACAAACTAATCGTGCTAAATCATTTTCTAATACCCTAACCATATACCCATGTTCAATTAAATAATTCTTAATTTCTTCCATTATTCTCACTCCTATGGCACTGTGCTTGTCTAGTTGAGGTAACACCATGTTCTAAACCAAGCATTTTCTTGGGAACGTTCAGGTTACTCTCATGGTTCTAACACCACTATCATCCCCGAACTATTTTACCACGGTTGTGCCTTTCCAAAGTGTATTTTTAAACGCCTACACTCAAGGCTTGATTTAATATATTCTTAGCGGCGTTCACATCTCTGTCGTGATGTGCCCCACAATCAGGACAAGTCCACTCTCTAACCTTAAGAGAACTAACTATATCCTTGTGGTAAGTTCCACAACAAGAACAGATTTTTGAACTTGCGTAAAATCTGTCTACTTGAACAAAATTCTTTCCATACCACTGACATTTGTACTTGATAAATCCTAACAGTTGTCCCCAACGTACATCAGCGATTGAGTATGCTAAGTAGTGGTTCTTGATTAAGCCACTTACATTCAAATCTTCCGTCGCAATAAGGTCATACTCTTCTACTAATTCTCTACTCAACTTGTGATTAAAGTCTTTTGCACAGTTGGCAATATGTTCATGTAACTTAGCTACCTTATGTTTTTGCTTCTGGTAATTTTTACACTCGTCAAGGTTTGCGTTTGTTCTCTCCAATTTGGTTCTCATCTTCGATAGTTTTCTTTGTTCCTTGGCAAGTTTTTCTTTGTAAACATAGGAGAACTTTGGTCTTTCAACTCTAGTTCCATCGCTACCAATGAGCAGGTCAATAAGTCCTAAGTCAAAACCAACCTGCTTTCCTGTTTTTGGTAATGGTTGTATCTCTGTTTCAATGCAGATAGATGCGTAGTATTTGTCTGTGTTTGTCTTTTCTACAGTAATGTTTAAAATCTTATAGACTTTTGGCATATCAAATCGTTTTGTCCTAACGCTACCTAACTTTGGTAATTTGATATGTCTACCGTCTACGACATCCGCAGTTCCACCGCTGTGAGGAGTTCTATAAGATTGTTTTAAGTCGTGCTTAGACTTGAACTTAGGAAACCCAAAATGACTCCTGTTCTTAAAGAAGTTATCTATAGCAAAATTAAGGTCTCTTACTGATTGTTGAAGTGCTTTAGCATCTACTTCTTTTAAGAACTCAAACTCTTCTTTAAGTGAAACTAGGTTTGTAATGCGTTCGTTCTTCGAAGGAAGGTGTTTTGTTTGTTCATAAGATTGGATACAGTTCTCTAACGTTTGGTTATGAACAAAACGACAACAACCAATAGTTCTATCAATTAAAACACGTTGTTCTTCGGTTGGGTAGAGTCTTACTCTAATACCTTTTTGAATTGTTGCCACACGTTTACTTCCTTCCTCTCTGAAATTATACAACTCTCCGTCAGTGTTGTAAATACATTTAAATTTCGATAATTTTTGCTAATAGTTGTTCACATTAGTTAGAATACCTAGGGACTATTCTCATCATTTAGTCACTCCTATACTGTTCTTTCGATATTTCCTCTAACTCGCCAATTAACACCGTTCTATTTGTATCTGTTGTTGTTTTACAGGTTGTTAGAGCAACCATCTTTTTACCATTATAGAACTTTCTCTCTAAATTGTCAACATCTAATGAAAAAACTTCCTTATCATAAGCACTTGTTTCAAAGCATTGTGTGAAAGTAATTCTATATATCTTATCTTTCGTGAGTAAATATCCTGTTAAATGCTTGGAAAAGAACTTATTATCAATAAACTTCTCTAAATCTCCAAACATCTTTCCACCTGCCATATGATGACCGTATAAGATGTTATAATCATTAATAAATGAACTATCGTTCTTAAAATCTAAGAAAACACTTCCTGCGAGAGAATATTTTCCAAAACAATCTTTATTAATATACTCTAAATTATCCTTCCCTTGCATAATAGGATAATCTATATGAGTATCAGGTATCTGTAACCAAGCAATCGCATTAGGTACATCATCAAAAGTTATTCCATCCTCTGTTACAGTAGGTTTGTACCCAAGTGCTTGTGTAATATCTGCTTTATTATACACATTATAATTATCTACCAGACAATAACCACCAAGAAACATACAAATCAACCCTACGACAACAATTACATTATCAATAAAGTTGTTTGTATGTTTAAATGGATAAGATTTGTCTAGTTCCTTAACCTTCTTGGTGATGTTCACAGATTAATTCTCTTCTTTTTTCTTACTTGCAGATAGCATTATCATTGCACCACCAACTAATACTACCACAAAGTATGGCATTGTTGTTAATAAGATACCAGTAGGAATTACTCCTGTCTTACTATTTGTGAAACCTGTCTTAACATCAAGGTTATTCATCGTACCAGCTTGTGCCCCAGTATATGACTCTTCTTCTGTTTCACCCGTAATGCCATTTGTAGATACGTAATCCTCTGCATCTTCTGTTAATTCATACTTAACACCCTTAGCAAGACCCTTAACAGTAACAAAGGTATTATTAGTCATCTTAAATGTTCTAGTAGCATTACCATGTTCATCAGTTACTAAGACTGTCTTTGTACCTGTTTCTGGTTCATCCTGTGCTTCACTACGATTTCCACTGTATTCAATCGTATACTTACTGTTTGGAGTAGCATTAGTAATCTTTAATGTAAAAGTAAATTCCTTATACTTGTTTCCCTGATTACCTGTAATCTTCTTACCAAATGTTAAATCAGCAGATTCAAATGTATTTACAAAACCTGTTACCTTATCTGCTAAAGTATATTGTCCATCACCCTCTACTTGTGGATTTAACTCAATATCTGTTGCGTTTGAGTGTAGTACATATCCATTAACTGCTAATGTACCATCATTATCTGTAACAAATACATCCATTATCTTATCTGTATCATTTGTAACACCTGTATTTGTACCTGTTTCTGAAATAATATATCTATAAATTCCAGGCTCTGTAAAGTTACAACCTGAAAAGTCAATCTTACCTGTTTTCTTAACAAATTGTTTTCCAGCAGGAACTTCACCAGTTGAACCGATTTCCCCAGATGTTGCTACATTCTCTGTATCACTAGCATTGAATGTAATATTTTCGATTGTAGGAGTACCAACACCTGCCATAATCTTAGCATGTGTTTTATCCCCTGCCTTAGCAACACCTGGTTTTACAGTAAATGAAAATGTTGCATTAGGTACTTGAATACCTTCATCCATAACGAAATACTTTTCAAACTGCGATTCAGTACCATCAACACCTGTATAGTTCGTGTTTGTGTTGGCATCTCCAATTGCATGTGTCTGTGTAATTGCCCCAGATAATACTAGGGCTGTAATAGCAAAACTACCAATTAAATTCTTAACTCTCATTCTTTCTCCTTTTTATTAATAAAATACCTAATACTGAAATTCCTATGATAATAAATATACCACCATTATTTAAAATAATTCCAGTAGGTATTAATCCACTTTTTTCATTTGTGAACACTACTGACATCTTTTGGTCAGGTGTCCTAAACAACCAATTTGTCTTTCCTACTACACTTGATACATAATCTTCTGCATCCTCTGAAACTGTGTAGGAACAACCAATTGGCAAATCTGTAATTCTTAACGTTTGTTTATGACCTAATGACACTGTAATTGTGAACTACTCACTAGCTAGATATGCAGTGAGCTTCCATACCGTCGGTAGTAACTACCACACCAACATTTTCTAAGTTAGTCAAAAGACTTACTAGTTTGTTAGTGCTAACAGTATCCGTGTTTAACGAGCGATACGTTCCATACCCGCTCAATAGTACCATCATATTTGCAGAATGAATATCTCTATCTGGATTCTCGTATCCACAATGCATACAATGATACTTTCGCTTATCTAAACTATGTTTCGTTAGACACCCACACACAGGACAAGTTTGAGTTGTTGGAACAGAACTATCTAACATAACATTAGAAGTGTTCTTCTTTAATTTATCCTTAACTCTTCCTAAAATCCCGTGTTGTACTTGTTTACCAAAACTAAACTTTTGTTTAGATTTCTTACGTTTCCATTGATTTAATAATTCGTCTTGGAAACATATGATGTAGTTTGTTTTCAAAATTGAATTGAGTTTATTAACCACATCGTTTTTCTTGTTATTTAAATGTTCATAAATCCTCTTAATTCTTGTTAAAGTTTGCTTGTACTGGTTAGAACCCTTAACTTGACGAGATAATTTTCTCATCAATCCTTTCAGTTGTTCACTTTCTTCCAAGTAAAAGTTTACCTTAACTCCGTTAGAGAATGTTAGTTGGCTTTTAATACCCATATCCAACCCAAGAACTTCTTTTTCAGTATTAGACGTTGATTGTTTCTTAGTATAAACTGTTAAATGAATGTAGAAACCTGATGGCTTTTGAATGAGTTTGGCATTTGCAAACTCTACCTCATCTAAGTTAATCTGTTCAAGTCCATTCACCGTTAAAACCCCAATCTTCTCTATCCTAATCTTATTTTTACCTCTGATAGAATAAGTGTGCCCAAACTGTTTGAGATTAATCTCATTACACTCTTTCTTGAACCTTATTCTACCTACCTTTAGTCCTTTCTTCTTGGCCTTAGACAAGTTATAGATGTCCTGTTTGATACTATCCATTACAGACTGTTTCATCTGCGAAGATAAACACTTAATTTCTCTTGTTTCAAACGAGCCATTAACTTTAACTTGAACTGTCGAAGTATCTTCAAGTGATAGTGAATCTGTGGCTACAACGGCGTTGCGTAACCATTTAGTCTCTAAAAAACAACGATTCAACTTTTCTTCCTTAGCACGAGAAAGTCTATTCTTCTGAATCTTAACAGAGAAAACACGACAATCCATTTGAGAACGTCTTTCTTTTGTGGCACGTAGAGTATCTTTAATTTTTGAGTTCTTTTCCTCTGACATATCGTGTTTCTCCTTTCTATAGTATTATATGCTGATATGGTGCATAATGTCAACTATCTAAATTCGTCTCACAGCATAAGGGTATGTGAGCTTTCCTTAGACTTTCTTTGTAACTCTTCCTTAACAGAGATTAAATAGTTGCATGTAATTTATATCTTCTTCTCCCTGTATATCAAGTACAAAATGAGAACTATCAAATATACTTCTCTCGTGTTTATCAGTATCTACAAGATGTAATTTTATATTAATTACTCCACCTGTTATCTCCTCATAACCACTAGCAAATACTTTAATTGGGAACAGACAAAGAAAGATAGCAAATAAGATAATTTTCTTCATTAGAAACCTCTACGTCTAATTAAAAAGAATATTTTACCTGTAATATCTTTCTCTTGTATTGTGCTAAACTCTCTACTATCAAATATTTCTTCTCTGTAATCATTTAACACAAACAATTCACCCTGTTTTAACTTTACTGGATAAGTTATATCTCCACGTTGTAATAATGAATTAGTAACACTTAAAACCTGTTGCCCATCAACTGTAAGTATTCCCTTTTCAGTAATATTTACTTCTTGATTTTCTCTTGCTATAACTCTATATAAGGTATTGTTATATAAGACAATATCATCTATGTGTGTACGTTTATCATATTTCTCAATAAAACATAAATCGCCATCACGTATTGACGGAAACATATTATTGTTGTAGTATATAAACATACTTCCGATATAGGTGTGTATTAGAAATAAGGTAATTACGATGAATACTATCTTCTTTATCAATCTTATCATAAGTTCCTTCCTAAAAATGAAAGGGAAAAAGCACTATTTTCATAGTACTCATTCCCTATAAAATTTTTATAAATTTGTTGCAAAAATCTATTGACATATCAAACTTCTTAGACTATACTATGAGTACAAGTTGAGTAATGAGTTGATTACTCACATGTAGTATATGCAGGTGTATCAACAACTGTTTCAGTCCAAGCCTGAGAAACTACCTGAGTTTCATAGTGACCAACTTCGTCATAGTGAACTGTATTTGGCTGATTTTCAGCCCCTGTGCTATAAGATAAACCATTAACTGCTGCATAATCTACTACCTTTTCTGCAAAATTAGAACTTCCATCATGATACCACTTTTCACCGTTAGAAAACTGCATATAGTAAACTAGTGTATAAGTTGTTTCGTCATGTGCAGGAGTGTCTACTACCCAAACTTGTTGAGTAACTGCTTCGTGGTAAACATTGTGAGTTACTGCGTCATGATAAACTGTCTTACAACCATTATTAGATACAGTATTCTTATTAGTAGAAGTATTGTTAGAAACATTAGTAGAAGTGTTTGTATCTGTAACTTCAGTAGTCTTTGTTTCCTCTACCTTAGTATCAGACTTCTTATCTTCCTTAACTTCCTGCTTATTATCTTTCTTATCTTCTTTCTTAGTATCAGACTTTACAGTATTCTTCTTATCAGACTTATCTTCCTTAGTTGTAACTTCAGAAGTTTTTTCTGTATTAGTCTTGACATCAGACTTTTTATTTGCTAACATATACACAGATACAGCGATTAAGATTGCTACGATTACTGCGATTACTACATTCTTCTTATTGATAAACTTTTTCATAGTTATTTTCTCCTTGGGCTAAATTTAGCCTTTTTATTTTGCTAAGTGGATATGCAAAAACTCAGTTTTGTCAATCCCCTAACTACACATATATCATAGCATATTTTTATAACATCTGTCAATAGGAAAATAACA